GCAGGAAGGCACAGATCATCAGTTCGTTGGATGAGGCAAAAAACGATGTCGGTTTGAAGTCATATCAGTTGCCTAAGAATCCAACAATCGACACCAACCGCGGATTTGCAGATCCACAGGGCATGTATCCGCTGATCTCGCGCATGGGCGAGGCAGACACGAATCGTCTAGCAAGAAACGAACAGATTGAGAACACGATTGTCAAGAAAAAGAAGGACAGCCTAGAGTTCTGTGTGTCTGCGCTGTATGGCTTTTGGGCAGAACCCGAGACCCCCTATGCCGCGCAGTATCCCTTCAACAATGTCTATGAATCTCAGGCAGGACATGTCGTTGAATATGACGATACCCCTGGTGCAGAGAGAATGCATTGGTACCATTGCTCAGGCACATTCACAGAGATTCACCCAAGGGGCAGCGAAGTACACAAGGTCGTTGGTAACGCATGGGATATCACGCTCAACGACAAGATGATCTTGGTGAAGGGCAACTGCTCGTTCAACACAGACAAGACCATGAAGATTCTCATGGGCAAGGATTTGGAGATTGAGGTGCAAGGCGACACAAAGATGTATGCCAAGGGCAACATGACTGTCGATGTGGGTGGCAACTTCCTACAGAAGGTCAAGGGCACATACACGCTGTCGAGCGAAGGCAACATGGTAATCATGGCACCCCGTATTGACTTGAATCCCGAGGGAGAGAACTCATCAAATGTACAGACTTTGATGGATAAGTTGCGTGGTTTGGTGAATGGATTGATCGACAAACTTAGCCCAACGGATCTGCAAGTGAGGAACAAGGACTAATGTCTTTTGCAAGACCGAACATGTCCGTGCCAATTGCGAGTGGTACTCCTTCTAAGAGTACGCAAGGATCTGTCTATTCCACAGACGAGATTGAAACATACCAATTCGATCAGCAGAATCAACTGAAGACATATGCTGCCTTGGACGCAGCACAGAAGTCATCGGTCAAGACAAGTGAGGCAGTCAGCATTCGCGGCATGGTCAATGTTCCTGTTGCAACAGACTTCAAGGAGTCAAAGAAAAGCATCAATGAATTGACCACGGAGCGTGGAGACATCTCACAGGTTCCCGACATCGACATCTGTGGATTCTTAGGCAAGGTACCGTCTTTGGATTTGAACATCACCAATTCAAGCATAGGTGGATTGCCATCGCTCAACGACATCATGGCAGGAATCAATGGCATCACTCTTCCAACCCTACAGATTGCATCAGAAGCAATTGTTGGTGTAGTTGGCAAGATCAACGATACGATCTCAGATATTGGAGCCGCGATTCAGGGCAACATCCCGACAATCTCATGCGGTAAGCCCGAGGCTGTTCCAACACCGCCATCCGAACCAAAGATGGGTGAGGCGTTGTCGCCGCCAACAGAGGAACCAATCGATGCATTTATCGCAGAACCAGTTCCGTATGGCACGAACCCCAACATCGTGATTGACTCGCCCGATGTTACGGTGAAGAGTTTGGATGATGAAATCGACCTAGGAGAATTCTGATGGCTAGTATGACGGGCGCACAGCCTATCGAATACTACTATCCCGCAGGATTCGGTGAACTGAACATCGTTGAGCAGGATGAGTCTCTGTCATCGGTAACGGGCGACATTCAATGGCTGAGTCCCGCCATATTGAACAAGTCATACAACGAGACTTCGCCCTCGCGCCCGATCTTCGAACAGCAAAAGGTCATTCGACCGCAGGATCCCGATGTCAGTTGCAGGACTACCATTCAACTCAGGGCAGCATATGTGTCCTATGTGGGCGCACCGCCCACCACAGGCGGTGATCTAAAGTTTGCAATCGTTAGCGGCGTGTTTCCGCCAAGTCTCACCCTAGACATCGACACAGGATATCTCTTCGGCAAGATTGATGACTTGGATGACATCTTTCCCGTGGAATTTGGACTTACGAATCCACAGGGCATTCCCGAAGAGCCGAGAGACACACAGGCAGCAGAGTTGTTCAACTTCGATTTTGGAGAACAGTCTCCGCGCAAGTTCACCGAAGACAATTATGCTGTGCGAGGATCGGCATCTTTGTATAAAGCGGGATTCCCGATACCGAAAGGAATCATCTTCATCGCACGGGCGTTTGATCCCTCTCTAACTAGCAGATACATCGACGGCGAGTTCCTGATCGACACAAGCAATAATTGGTCTTCGGACAGGGATGAGTTCATCCTAAATATCAGGAATCAGATGTTCATTGATGGCAAACCCGTGACGAACAAACAGTATCTCGCCACCATGAAGGAGCGTGGGTACTTTCCAAATTGCTAAGGAGACTTGATGCCCGCCGCTCACCGACACACAGATATCTGCTCAGGACACGGATGCTTCCCCCCTCGCCGCAATATTGAGGGTTCAAAGAATGTGTTCGTTAACAGCCTTGGTTGGCATCGCAAAGGTGACGGCTGGGCGACCCATTGCTGCGGCGATTCGTGCCATCAAAGCAAAACAGCGGAAGGCTCATCTTCCGTATTCATCAACAGTAAACCCGCAGCAAGGGTTGCTGATCCTGTCCATTGCGGCTCCGCATGTGCGCGGGGAAGCAGAAATGTCTACTGCGGGGGTTAAGAGATGGAGATGTTTACATCACTACAGACTTGGTTTGAGGTCGGCATTGCAGCATCAGGCATCATCGGCGGTCTAATCGCAGGGGCTTTTTATGCCAAGCGAAAGATTGTTGTTGAGAAGCGCAAGGAGATGGAAGAAGCCTCAATCGGAGGAAGTAAGAATTCCAATTTCCAAGCAAAGCATACGATCATCCATGAAACTCTCACGGGAGTTCGTGTAAAGGCAAACGCATGTCGCGCAAGAATCGCACATTTCCACAATGGAGGCAAATTCTTGGATGGCACTCCGATGAAGAAATTCTCCATCACTCACGAATCATGTGAGCGCGGCGTTCCTTATGATGGGGCAAATCTTCAGAACATCTTGGTGACCATGTTTTGGGACTTGGTCGAAACGATGCGCGAGAACAATCCAAGGTTGCATATGACCGAAGCGATGCGGGATGGCTACTTCCGTTCATACAACAAGTCAAATGGAATTGTTGCATATGCGATTCTGCCGATCATGAAGGAAGACCTGTATATCGGGTTCGTGGAACTTGAGTGGTTCGAATCGGAAAAGTTGCCTACCCCCGAGCAAGCCAAGAACCTCAAGGCTGTGTTTGAACAATCCCGAGACTACATCGAACTTGAACTGGCTCTAAGGTAAAGAATGGCAAAGACACAGAACACCTCCATCGACTTGGACATCAACTTCGACCGCAATCCGCTGTCGGGAGATGTTTCGCTGCGTAAGGACGAGGAAGCCATCAAGAGATCGCTTCGCAACCTTCTGCTTTATCGTCGTGGAGAAAAGCCATTTCACCCCGAGATCAGTTCGGGTATTCAAGATCTTTTGTTCGAACTGGTAGACCCCGTCATGCTGATTGAACTAAAGCGCAGGATCGGTGACGCGATTCAGCGATACGAACCCCGAGTCAGCAACGCAATCATAGATGTGGTTGATGTAATAGATAGAAATGAGATTCGCATCACAATCCACTTTACGATTAAGAATGTGCAGAAAGTCTTCTCGACAACAGTCGCTCTACAGAGGCTACGATGAATAACAGTTCCAACACACCCATTCAGTCGCTTGAATTCGATGAGATTAAGAACAACCTGAAGGCATATCTTCAGGGTCAGGAGCAGTTCAAGGACTACAACTTCGAAGGCTCTGCGCTGTCGATTGTGCTAGATCTGTTGGCATATAACACCCACTATCAGGCATTCTATGCAAACATGGCGGCAAACGAATCATTCATCGATTCGGCAGTCATGCGCCCGTCCGTAGTCTCTCTTGCCAAGCACTTGAATTACACGCCGCGTTCGAAGAAAGCAGCAAAACTGGTTGTTGATGTTTCGTTGGGAGATGAATCTGTAGCGAGTAGTTTTACGCAGCGTGTCATTCAGGGGCGTGAATTTATTGAACAGGGACAGGTCTTCCGTGGTAAGGATGTTGATGGCAAATCCGTCAACTTCGTCACATTGGAATCGTACAAAGCAGTACGGCGTGGCGGTGAAAACCTTGT